TTAGCCGCAAGCCTGATTCGTTGCTTTGGCTGAACCAAAGGCTGACTCGGCCCGGGTGCCTGCTAGCTTGTCGGCATCCGGCATCCACTTCCCATAAGTGCGCGCAATCATCGTCCAGTCCGCGTGCCCCATCTGTTTCGCCACCCACATCGGATGCTCCCCGGCCGAGAGCATCATGCTGGCGTAGGTGTGCCTGGTCTGGTACGGATAGCGATAGCGCACGCCACCCCGCTTCAAGGCCCACGTCCATAATGTCTTGCGAATTGGCTGGTCACCGGCCCATCGTTTTCCGGTCTGCGGGTTCTGGAAGATCTCGGCGCCGGCGAGCCAGGTGTGCTGCTTCTGTGCCTGCAGCGCCTCGAGCGCGCCGGCCAGGAGCTTAACCTCACGCCTGCCTGCCTCGGTCTTCGGCACCTCGGCTGTCTTCGCCGTCTGCGTCATCGCGCGCGATACGAGGACAACGCCGCGAACGAAGTCGACGTCGCCCCAGTCCAGCGCAACCAGCTCCGACGTGCGCATGCCGGTCCAGAACGCGAACTGGATCAGGTTGCGGCCCTGGCCCTCCAGGCTCGCTAGAATGACCGCCTGCTCGTCCTTCGTGAACGGGTCGATCTCGTCGCGCTCTCTGACTTCTTCCTTCTTCGAATAGCACCACCCGTGGAAGGGGTTGCTCTCGATGATCTCGTCGTCGACGGCATCCTGCATCGCTTTCCTCAGCACGCTCTGAATGTTCGCGAGCGTCTTGTTGGTCGCGTCGATGTCGGCCAGGCGCAGCTTCACGTCCTTCTTTCCGATCGCTGAGACATGCAGGTGCCCGAACCATGGGATCAGTTTCCCCATGGTGATCTTCCGATAGGTGTCGTAGGTGCTGGTCTTGAGGTGCTGCTTCTGGACGTCCAGCCATTTGTCCAGGTAGTGCTCGAGCAGCTCGACGTCGCCCTTTTGTGCCGCGAATTTCACGGCGTTCGTCGAGTTGGGGAAGGTTGCTGCGTAGTCGAAGCTGTCGGTGGCGATCGCGTGAAGGATGGCGGCGCGGTGATTCTCCGCGCGCTTCAGATTAGCGGACGTGGGCTTGAGCGAGATGCGTTCCCGGCACCTGGTGCCTTGATACATGAAGGAGATTTCGATGCTGCTTTCCGATGCAGCTTTAACACCTCGGCCGTCTCGACCCATTCCTGATACCCCTCTACATTAATTAAGACACGGCCGTCAGGCGCCTTCTTCCATACTTGATCCTCCCCCCATATGCCGTCTCGGATTTTTGTCCGAATGGCGTCCTCGGTGTAACCCGATTCCAGTGCAAATTTTGAGATGGTGACGTAGCGTAGCATTCTGGTTCTGACTCTTTTAGACGGCGATCACTGCCGGCCGGTGGTTGTTATTTACTGTGGGCTGTGCTTGCTGCCGGCCTGCCTGTCCGCACGATCCCGGCGCTCGATCTCGGCCAGGATGAGGGCTCCTGCCTTTACCAGCTCGCGCCGCCGGTCGCCAGTTTTTGGCCTGGTCCAGTCTTCAGGCCAGATCGCTTCGCCGAATGTATTTCCGTACCCGGTCTCTTCTGCGGGCCACTCGCGCGCAGCATCTGGTAAGGCGTAGAAGGCCGCGCAGGCGGCGATCTCTTCGTTCGGGTGCTCGTCATCGTGCGCTTGCGTCCATCCTTCTTGCTCGACTTGGCGCCGGCGCTCGGCCACCACGTCGTGCGCTGCTGCAGTGGCCGGCAGTACCACCGGCAAGTGCTCAGGGGCTTTCTCCTGTAGGTACCGATAGCCTAGGGCGAGCATCATGCGGGCCATGTCGACCGTGTACGGGACTGGCACGGCACCATGCGGCAGAACAACAGCAGGGTCGCTCTCTTCGTGTCCGACGTCGTGTCCATCCGCGCTGGTCAGATCACCGACGTCCTCCCCGAACTCACTGGCGACATACGCGCGCATCGCCGCCTGGAGCCTAGTGTCTCCGTACTCGCCATGCAACGGCGCACCGTCACGGAGAACATAGGCAAAGATCGGGCCATCGGTCTGATAGTTTGATGGTTCGAAATAGATAGCTTTGGCGTCAATAATCGGCCCGCCCTGCGCCCAGTCAGTGGAGTATGCAGGGACGCCTCGGGCGGACAGCGGTTGAATCTCTGGCGCCCACACATAGCCCTCGGCTCGCGCTACCCAGTAGTCCAGCTCGACGCCGGCAAGTTGACTCGTTTTCATAGCGATGGTCCTTTCGGCGTGCGTCGAACGCACTGGTTGCACATCGTGTTTGCGCCCGTGAACTGCATATGCGAGCGGCGCTTGCGGCACGGGCCTTTGCAGTTGCGCATCGGCGAGTAGGCGCCCACCGGACTTTCCCGCTGGATGCCGGCGTGCCGGCCCATGGTCGCGCCCGGGTTGAGGCAGGCGGCAGCCAGGCGCCGCTGGTCCCAGCTGCTGTTCCTGCTCCCCATCACGCGGCCTGCGCAGTGGTGGCCGCCTGCTTGGCGGGGAACAGGTCACTGCAGTCGGGGTGACAATGCAGCCACGGGACCACGCGCTTGTCGAGCTCGCGCATGGCTGCTTCCGTCTCCTGCAGCTGCTTTACCGCCTCGGCATGCGACACCTCGGCGCCGGTGGAGAGTCGAGGCCTGCCCAGCGCGTCGGCGAAAAATTTAACGCGCTCCTGCAGCTGCTTACGCCTGGCGACGACCGCGGTGATAACCACGCACTGGCTCGGGTCGGTCAAGTGGGTCATGCTGCCACCTCCGTGCCTGCCGGCGAGCCAACCGTCGCGCCATCACGGGGCTCTGTCGACGATTTGGGGAAGGGCCAAGGGCTATCGTCGTAGGCGGCTGCGGGCGCCTTCCTGGTAGTCTTGCCGGAGGACTTCGCCGACGCCGCCTTCTTCGCGTCCTTGGTTGCTGCCGGCGCCGCTTTGGATTTCGTGGACTTTGGGTTTGTTGCTTTCGTTACTGGCTTGGCCGCTTCGACCTGTTCCAGCTGCTCGGCAAGGTCGTCGGCATCGTCGGCCGCGTCACTACCGTCGCCCACCATCGGCGCCGCGGTGTCTACCGCCAAGGCTGCAGGCGGCTCCGGCGCTTCGGCCGGCGTCTCGTCCAGGCGGACAAATGCGCGGTCCTTGTACACGTATCCGTGTTCGGTTGCGGCCCGCTCGAGCATGCCGACCAGTTCGCCGCGCGGATGCTCGAGCACGATGCTGGTCAGCTCGGCCAGCCGCTGCGGGTAGTTACCGATGAACGCGACCAGGTCGCCATATTGCATTGGCGTGACGTCGATCGGCGACGGGAACAGCTCTTCGCGCACCTGGACCGGATCGATGCCTTCATGGCGGGACATAGCCATGATTGTCTCGAAGCCGTCATCGCCGGCAGTGCCATTCTTGAGGGCGTACCAGTCCACCTTAAGCATGGAGCCCAGGAACAAATCAATCAGCAGCAACTGCAGCGTGCCGGAGTCGGCAGTGGCGATGAACGAATCCAGGTCGGTGCGGACATCGTGCTCGTACAAATCGTGCAAGACCGCTTTCAAGTCGTGTTCTTCGGTTACCGCCTTGGTGTATTCGCGCAGCGATGCCAAGCCGAGGCCGTCAATGCTGGCGCGCTGTCGCAACTGTTTGTACAGCGCGAGCCTGAAAGCACTTTCCTTCTCGGCAGCCTCAAACGCCGCCTGGCGTTCCAGCTGTTCCTGTTCCTGGCGGAGCTGGAAGTCCGACTTCGGTGGCGCCTTGCTTGGATCCGCCTCGATCGCGCGCATGCGCTCGGCGTGGCCCTCGACCGTTTCGCATGCGCCAACTGCTTCCAGCGCCGATTGAATGGACTCGCGGCTGTACAGGGGGACGGGTTCGCCAGCCTTGTTCTTGACGTAGGCCGCGACGGGCGGCAGCGCTTCGTCATCGAGGTACTTTCCGATCACTCCCTGGTTCCCGGTCGAGGGTGCATTGCGCGCGAAGTAGCTGATATGCGCATTGGTGTTGACCAGCTCGGCCGAGCGTTGCCAGCTTGCCTCGTGCAGCTTGAGGCCTTCCAAGCCCTCATGCACCGGCACGCCGGCCTTATTCGCCTCGACGATGGTCGCGTTGTGATGCGCAGCCTTCTTCTCCGCAAAGCATTCCGGATCAGTGCAGACGTCTGCACGAACGCCAGGGAATAGCTCCGGCTGGTTCCCGGCGCGCTTTGGGCACTTCACGCAGCTGCCGGCAGCGGCCAGCAGCTTGCCGTCGTTCAGTTTGAAGACCGCGGTCGAGAGGTCCAGCATGTAGCGTGTCTGGATGTGTTCGACCGCCTTGCGATAGGAGAGGGGTTCGTTACCTTGCCATACCGGCGGGTTCAGGATCTCGCCCAGGGCTTTCGCCTGCAGTGCCGGCACAGGGATGCGCGCAATCAGCAGTGCCGTCGACGCTGGGATTTTGTCCTCGAGGAACTGCTCGCGCACCTCGGGCGTCAGCGCGCACAGCTTGAGGCGGCCGTAGATATAGGCGCGGCTTTTCTTGACCTCGTCGACCAGCTGATCGGCTGTGAAACCGTGCTGCAGCATGAGCAGCTGGTAGCCCTCTGCTTCTTCCATTGGGTGCGGGTCTTCGCGCTGCAGGTTCTCCAGGATGCGGATCTTCGCCGCGTCCAGGTTGCTCAGCGTGCGGCACATCGCGGGGATCGTCTCCATGCCGGCAATCTTCGACGCGCGGAAGCGGCGCTCGCCGGCGACGATCTCGAAAATCGCCGGGTCCTCGTCGGTCGGCGCGACGGGCCGGATCAGGATCGGCTGGGCGACGCCCATCGACTTGATGCTGGCGGCCAGCTCCTGCAGCGCCTGCTCATTGAAGCGCTTGCGGTTGTCGGGCGACGCGCGCAGTTTGGCGATTTCGAACAGGCCGTAGTAGCCGTCATCCAAGGCGTGCAGCGCTTGCGCGTCGGCAGTCGCTGCGTCATGAGGCGAGAGGGGTGGTGGTAGGGTCACAATGGCTCCTGGTGGGCTTAGACGGTGGGGATGGGATGGAGGCGACGGAACAGCGCATGACCGCGTTCAACCCCGGCGGAGTAAGCGTCCGATTGAGCAGTGCCAAGCGGGTAGGGATGCGAGGGGAACGCAGCCAGCTGTTCGCGGAACGCGAGTATGTTGAGCATGCCCTGGCGGTATTCGGGGCTGCGTGGATCGCCGATCGACAGTTCCCTGTCGACTGGATCAATCACGCGCTCGCGGAAGGCCTGCGGCGATGCTGATGGAATATAGATGTTCACGATGGTTCCTAGTGGGCTTGAGAGGTGAGGGCCGATTTCTTGCGGGGCTGCTTGCGGGCCGGCGGAACGGGGTCGGGTGTGTAGAACGCCAGGTCCAGCTCGGCGCCTGGCATGCGGACGTGCACGATCCAGCCGGTGAAGCCTTTCCTTGGCTGGTGTTGGGGGCGAACTGGATCGGCGACGTCGTAGCCGCGGGCGCGCATCAGGTCGAAGATGCGCAGCATGTCGAGGCGGCGTCCGTCGACCGACACTTCCGCCGGCGCGCAGGCCTGGGTGGCGCAGAAGGCGTTCAGGGCCGCGAGGTCGCGGGCGCCCTCGAGCGCGTCATGGAGGTGGCCAGTGCCGAGCCGCGCAGCTTGGTGGTTCGCGGTGTTCACGATGCGCGGCCTGGCACGACAGTGATGCCGCATGGAGCGTCGCCGAACAGGTCGGCAGCATTTGCGTATGCGGCGCTGCTTGATGGAGCGAGGGCAGGGTAGGTCGTGCTCGACGTGCTTGTCCGCACGGTGACAATGAAGTGATTCATCGCTGGTCAGTCCTCCAAGTGAAGCACAGCGGGTGCTGAGCTCGTTTCGAAGACTGATTATAGCGAATCGCTAAACTAAGTAAAGCAATTAATGTAGCGTCGCGCTAAAGACGTTAGCGATGGTGCGACAGTTCCAGATCGTAAGGGCGAAAAAAAGCCCCGATTATCGGGGCATTGAGGATAGGACGAGAACGTCTCGCTCCGGTTTTAGTCTTTCAGCCTGGCGTCGCTCCAGTGCGTGGGCGAAAGCGGCTTCGGTGGATTTTTAACGCACGCAGTGCCCCATAGCTCTTCGAACTGTGCACTGTCATCGTCAATTGCGGAAGACTCGTCCACCACCATGAATCGCCTGTAGCCGACGTAGCCGCCCATACTGTTCTTTGCGTTGATCTCACCGCAAACCGATCCGCGGATAACAGCCACACGCCGGTATTTAGCCGAGTCAGGGTCTTTCAGTTGGTCGGCCAAGATCGCTTTTGACGTCGCGACAAGGCGCGTCTCCTTTGGCCCAGCATGCGCTAAGCCACAAAACAACACAAATAACAAAGCGAACTTCTTCATGGGCTCCTTTGTCCATATCTTGGCATGTCGTCGCGCCCTTTTAAATGTGCGTACTTTCTTTACGAATTACCTTGCCGATTAAAATGCACTCGGCGCCCTTGCACAACTTCCTGTGGAACTTCCGCTGGTCGGCGTTGTCCGAGGTCAGCCACCACTGGCCGGCGTCGCGCTGCAGCCGCTTAACGACGACCTCGCCCTCGTAATTCACGACGTACACGGCACCATCCGTTAACGCCGTATCCCGGGTGTTCACCACGATCACATCACCTTCGTAGAGCGCTGGTTCCATGCTTTCGCCGCGGACTGTTATGGCCAGCAGCGCGTCACGGCTCAGGCCTTCTTTCAAAATCCATTTTGTCGGCACACCTTGGGTGTCGCCGTCATCGTGCACTGGCTCCACCTGGAAACCGGTTATGCCAGCTTGCACCTGCAGCTTGACCTTGCGGATCTGCGTTAAGTTCGGGTCATCCGCTCCAGAAGCGTGAACGCGCCTCGGATTAAGTTCGGCGCCAGCAAGTAACTCGTCTAGCTCACCAGGCGCGAAAAATGGCCGGTTATGGTCAACATCCATCCATCCAAGTTGCTCTCCCAAAGCGCTCTCAATGCGGCGAGCCATGTCGTCCCCCATGGTTTTCGGGGTACCCGACTTGCTATCGGGCGTACGGTTCTTGATCTGGCTGAGGTAGGCCGCCGATGTTTTCGCTTTTTCAGCGAGCTTGGCAGCTGACCCCGCGCGCTTGATCGCGATTTCGAGGTTCTGTCGGCGCACTTCATCATTTGTTTGCATCTGAGCATTAGATAGCAGATCGCTAAACATTGAAATATGCGATTCGCTATTGCTTTTGTTTAGCGAATCGCTATACTCCAGTACCATGGACATCAAAACCTACCTTTCTCAGAAGCGCGGACGCCAAGCTGCATTGGCTAAGGCCATTGGCGCCCATGCGCCTGACCTCAGTCGATGGGCGGATGGGACGAGATCAGTACCCGTCATACATGCAGCTGCGATTGAATCGGCGACAGGAGGACTGGTAACGCGCCGAGAGATGTTTCCAGATGACTGGCAGCGGATTTGGCCCGAACTCATACCCAGCACCACCCCGTGCCCGAGCATCGACAAGCTTCTCGACCCAGTCGACCCGTAATCAATCTCATTTTCTTGATCTGATGGCATAAGCAGGCTGGCTTTTGCTCGCCTGTAAAGTTGCGCCAAGGAAATTGATTCACGGATTTATCTAGCTTCGATGAATGATATTTCGTCGAGCCTTCAGCAACAACCACAAGCAAAGGGGTTCACTGTGGACATTAGGAAATCTTGCCTCTCGATGATCAAGGCCTTCCCTGGCGGTTGGGATGCGATTGCTTGCGCCCTCGGCATGAGCCGTGACGCGCTCGAAAATCGCATCTACGAGCGCAAGGGCCAAGGTCTGTTGATCGAGACCGCGCTGCAGATGCAGAAGTTTTCGGGCACAACCTTTTTCGCTGAAGCGGTCGCTGCAGTCAGCGGCGGCACGTTCGTCAAACTGCCGGAAGTCGAGATCGACAACGTCGACCTGCTGAAGAAGTTCAACGAGCTGTACGCCAAACTGGGAAGCTTCTCGAGCGACTTCAACCAGGCCACGGCGGACGACCATATCGACCGGCGCGAAGAGGCAATGCTGCGTGCCGGCGCGGACGAGATGCAGAAGACAATCTCCGAGCTGGTCGCGTTGACGATGCGCGTGTACGGCACCCCAGTGAAGCCGGAGGGCGCATGAAGCCGAGCGCAACGTTCGCGGATCTCGTCGACCTGGCCGAACTCAGCATGGTGCAAACGGCCGTAGGGCCTGCTCCTGTGATGCGGCCGCTGTCCGAGCGCAATCGCGCTCGCGGCGGCGTGCTGCGCGAAGGTGCCTTTGACTACCGTGGCATCCCGTCATTGTTCGGCACCACCCGCGTGCCATTCAAGAGCAGCACCGCCACAATCGACGGGGCCGAGCAAGAATGAGCAACGTTGGTCAAGTAGTCGCACACATGGTGGAGCACGACATGCCGGCCCTGCCGGCTGGCCATCCGATCCTGGATGGCAAGTACAAACGCTTCGGGCCCGAGAAGAAGGCTTGGTACATCCTGCGCGAGATGAAGCTCGACTCGGGCCGCATCGTCGTCACCGGCGCCTTCGGTTACTTCCAGGGCGAGAACCGCAATACGGTCCCGGTGACGGTCGACATCGAAGAGTTGACCGGGGCCGAGAAGAGCGAGCTCGCACGCAAGCAGCGCGCCGTGACGCAGGCAGAAGAGGAGAAGCGCAGCAATGCCGCCCGGCTGGCTGCCAATCGCGCGCGTGACCAGTGGAAGCAGGCTGCGGGCGTGCCGGTCGTTCACCCTTACCTCGAGCGAAAACAGGTGCCGGGCGAGGGCCTGCGCGTCGGCCGCGACGGGACGCTGCTCATTCCCCTGGTGCGCGATGGCCAGCTGCTCGGCCTGCAGAAGATCGACGGCGCCGGCGAGAAGAAGCTGAATGCCGGCATGGATGCGATCGGCGTCATGCATGTGCTCGGCGAGCTTGAGGGCGCTAGCGTCATTGCCCTGGGCGAGGGATATGCGACCTGTGCCAGCGCACGTCGGGCGCTCGCGCCTGGCTACGATTTGCCTGTCGTTGTCGCCCTCAACGCAGGCAACCTGATCCACGTCGCGCGCTGGCTGCGCAAACACTATCCGGAAGCGCACCTGCTGCTGCTGGCCGACGACGACTACCTGCTGGTCGAGCGCTTCACCGAGCACCTCCGTAAGATGTTTCACGTTTCGGCCGGCGTGCCGATCGACGGCGCATCGCACCGGGTGAAGGCCGACGACGGGCAACTGGTCGAGGTCATGGCGAGCTGGAAGACGAATGCTGAAGGCATTTCGTTCGTCGCCGCCGACGTGCGCCGCGGTCGCTCGGTAAGCACGCCGACGTTTTCCAATGCCGGCGTGGCCAGCTGCCACACGGCCGCAAAGGAAGTAGGCAACGCATCGGTGGCAGTGCCGCGGTTCGCGGCCGATCGCGGCGGGCGTAAGCTGACCGATTACAACGACCTGCACATCGAGGAAGGACTCGACCAGGTGCGCGTACAGCTGCGCCTCGCGCTGATCGAGACCAAGCCCGCGCGAGCGGCCGAGAACGTGCCGCAGCCAGCAGCCACCCTTTCCCTCGCTGCGGAGCAGCGCAATACTCGCCCCTTCGCCCCTTCCGCGCATGCGGCCGAGGACGCGCCGCAGTCGGGCCCCATCCTTCCCTTCGCTGCGGAGCAGCGCACAACTGGTTCTCCCGCCCCCTCTCCGGCGGCGGCCGCCGAGTCCGACGTACCGTTTTCGGATGACCTGACCCCACCGGATTCCCCCGCCCCCCTTGGTGCGGAGCAGCCGCGCGCGAGCGCGACAGAAGAGACGCCGGCGGAAATCGCGGCGCGATTTGACGAGGAAGCGGCCGGCAGCGGGTCGAAAACGCCCCCAGCTGGCGTCCGCTCCGCGCCGGGGGAGGGGGGCGAGGACGATGCGCCACACAAGAAGGACAAGCCCAAAAAGGTCTACGGGCAGGCGCACTGGGACGCCGTCGACGACGTGCTCGAGAACTTCATCCTGATCTACGGCGAAGACCTGGTGTGGGACTGCCGGCAGCGCATGCTGATGAAGGTCTCGGCGATGCGCACCATCGTGGCGAACAACGACGTGATGAAGTTCTGGTCGGGCGATGCGCGCAAGTGGGTCCTGAAAAAGAACATCGTGTTCGACCCGACCGAGACGCCCAGTCCGGCCGAGAGCGGCCCGACGGCGACCGTGAACCTGTTCAGCGGCTGGAAAATGCGGCCGAAGAAGGGCAACTGCATGCAGATCCAGGTGCTGCTGTCGCACCTGTGCGACGGCAATGATGATTTGGCGTTGTGGATCCTGCGCTGGCTGGCCTACCCGCTGCGCAACCCGGGCGCGAAGATGGAGACGTCAATCATCATGCACGGCGACGAGGGCTCCGGTAAGAACTTCTTCTTCGAGAAGGTGGTCAAGGCCATCTATGGCGAGTACGGCTATGTGATCGGCAATGCGCAGCTGGAGTCGAACTTCAACGACTGGGCATCGATGAAGCTGTTCATGGTGGCCGACGAGGTGGTCACCCGGTCCGAGCTCAAGCAGATGAAGGGCAAGCTCAAGTACCTGGTGTCGGGCGACACGGTGATCGTCAACCCGAAGGGCCTGCCCGAGCACAGTGAAGCGAACCAGATGAACTTCGTGTTCCTGTCGAACGAGCTGCAGCCGCTCGCCTTGGACAAGACGGACCGGCGCTACCTGGTCGTGTGGACGCCGCCGGCACTCAGCGCGGACTTCTACAAGGGCGTTTGGGAGGAGATCGGCGCCGGCGGCATCGAGGCCTTCTATCACTACCTGGTGCGCGAGCTGGACATGGGCGACTTCAACGAGCACACGAAGCCTCTGTACAACGAGGCGAAGGACAACCTCATCGAGAAGAGCCTGGCGCCGGCCGAGCGCTTCTACCGCGAGTGGTCGCGCGGGCTGCTGCCGCTGCCCTTCATCACCTGTGGCGTGCAGCAGCTGTACGACGCCTTCCAGGTGTGGTGCAACCGGTCGGGCGAATCGAAGTACACCTCGCTGACGATCTTCAGTCCGTCCGTCGAGCGCTATGCCGGCAAGGCGCTGCACAAGAAGCCGATCCTGTACGAGTACGGCGAGAAGGTGAAACAACGCAACGTGTTCCTGGTGGGCGATCACCCGCCCGGCCAGACCCTGCGCGAATGGACGGAGAACGCCAGTGCGCTATTCGAATCGGACCTGAAGTCGTATCGCCATCGCGGTGCAGTCGGTGTTGAGGGTTGACCCTCCACATGCGAGCAAGTGTCAACACGTGTAACCCCTTGAATAGTAAAGGGATGTTGGGGGTGTTGAGGGTATTGAGGGTTTTTTGAGGCTCCACGCGTGCGTATGCGCTGGAAAAGGCAAGCCAAGGGAAGAAGCGGAGGAATTAAATCTTGTTCGATTTTAATTTAACCCTCAATAGTCTCAATAGTGTCAACAAAGTTAATGAAAACAAAGAGTTAAAGGTGTTGAGGGTATGTTGAGCATGTTGAGGGTTTGTCGAAAAGAAACATAACGAGTAGTCAGGAGAGGCGAGATGGCGAAAGGGGGAATGCGCGAGCAGATGCCGGTGGTGGCGGCCTGGATCGATGGGATGCGGGAAGCGTTCGGGACCGAGTCGATCGATAGGCCGATACGGGCGGGCATGAAGGGCAGTCCAGTGTTCTACGCCAGCGAGAACGGGCACACGGTCGGAACGAAGCCCAAGCCTGGCTGGCGGGTGCTGAAGGATGCGAAGGGAAATTCAACGGTGGTGGTGGACGGCGAGAACCGTTCCGAGACAAAAGGGGCAGGGTAATGGGAGCGATGGGCATGGAAGTGGAACAGCAGGGCATTTTTGAGAACGCGGGACAGGCAGTGCACTTCGCCTTCCTCATCATGGGACAGGAGCCAGCGGGCGATGCGCCGTTTCGCAAGGCGCTGATTCGGGCGATGGAATCCATCCGGCTCGACGTGGGGCAGCAGCACTGGCTCGACCAGCTGCACGGCGAGCGCAGCGGCTCGGTGAACTTCGAAGGCCTGCGCGGTACCGAGGTGCGTGCGCAGTGCGCGTTGATCACCCAGGCCGTGAAGACCAACCTGCCGGAGATCGAGCGCTGGGTGCTGGAGGCGAAATATGGCCAGGTCGAATACGAAGACGTCGACGAGGGCGACAGGCAGCTGCCGCCGACTGAGCACCCGCGCGTGCAGCGACGCTATGCGTTCTCGGCGGAGCGCATCGTGGCGATCAAGGGAATATCGGACTGGTTCGCACCGATGTTCCCGCGTATCAAGCCGCTGGCAATCGACTGCATGCTGGGTCGGATGTTTGCGAACCACAGGAAGATCGACATCAGCGTGCGCGACCTGGCGGAATCGTTCGGGGGCAACCACATGAAGTACTTCCGTGCGTCGTTCAAGATGAAGAATCACCTTCGCAAGCTGGAAGAGCTGGCCATGGCCCGGCTGGAGCCAATCTTCCTGGAGCAGGGTGTGACGATTCCGGAACAAGATTTCCGAAATTAAATTAATTGATTGACGGAAGTGTTACAGGCAGGCTATATTTTGCCCATCATCGCAGTAACTGTAACCAAAGCCCGCTTATGCGGGCTTTTTGCATTTCTGCGTTCGTTGTTGCGTTGCCCTGTTCGGTCCAGTCCACCTGTCACCAAAGGAAGCGTATGACCTCAGTTCGCAAGCGTTCGCTCGTCGAGCGCATCGCCCGTGCTCCAAGGGTGTTGCGTCAGCACTACCGCATCTGCCGCCGTTACGCCCGGCGTTGGGACGCCACCTGCATCAGCCTGCGCCTCACCTGGGCGCACATCGATTCCTAATCCGGTTCGGCCATTGCGCGGCATGGCGGCGTTGGGCGACAACGTAAAGCGCACGAATTCCCAACGGCGAAAGGTGGTGGTCCTGTCTCGATCCGCAGCATAGCGGGGGATACACACGCAGTCTCCGTTTGCCCGGTCCGCCGGGCTTTTTTATTCAACGTACCCATGGTAGTCCGGCCGGCCTCGAACCTCAAGCGTTCGCAGGACGGTGCCGGCTCCAAAGTTGTGGGTAGCGAGCAGTACATCAGGCCGCCAGCGTGCCTCCCAGTGGCGTGTTACAGGCACAGTCGTCGACGAACAAAGGCCGACTCTCCAAAGCAAGCGCATCACCAGGCGCGGGCGACGACAGCAGTACCGATGTGCAGACGTCTGCACCAAGGATTCAATATGCCACGAGCTGCACCGCGCCCCTGCTCACAGCGGGGCTGCAACACGCTCGTGAAGGACGGCAGTGGCCGATGCGAGAAGCACCCGCGTGAACCGTGGGTCAAGACCACGCCAACGAAACGCATCACCGGCCGGCGCCTCCAAGCCATGCGCGCCAGTCTGTTCTCCCGACATCCGCTGTGTGTCCTGTGCCTGGCAGCGGGCCGCGTGAGCGTGGCCACCGAGCGTGACCACATCGTGCCGCTTGCTGAAGGCGGGCCGGACGACGAGACCAACGAGCAGGCTCTGTGCGAGCCGTGCCACGACGCGAAGAGTGCGGGTGAGGCGCAGCGCGGGCAGCGCCGAGCGAGGCAGGGTAAAGAAAAATGATCTTTGGAAATATTTCCCTTAAGAATGGAAATGTGACCGAGGGGGGCGGGTCAAAAGTCCAGGCCACGCGCACTGGAAACCGTCCGCTTATCCGAACTTTTATCGGGACCAGAAACTACCCCTGGGGGGTTAACACCGGCTCGCCTTGACCCGCTTTCCCGAGAGCCTACCTTCAAGGCATGAGCATGGACCCAAACAAATTTTTCGCAACAACGCTGCCGGCGGTCGGCGCCGACAACGTCCAGGGCGGCGCCGGCGATGTGACTTCGCCGGCGCCGCCGCCGGTCATCGGACTGAAGGACGACGAGCTCGAGGTGTACGAATACATCTGCGAGTCGCTGCGCCAGGCCGGGGTCGAGCACCTTACCGCCGGCATGCCGCTGGCCGTGATCGTGCGGACCTTCATCGACTGGATCGCTGCGTCGAAAGAGTGCACCGAAAAGGGCCGGTCGCAAACCTCGAAGACTGGATGGTCAACCCCAACGCCCTGGGCCGACGATGAAAAGCGGCTCAAGATGGAGTTGGGACAATGGCTTCCAAAAGCATGTTTGACGATTCCCGCACTGGCGCGGGTGCGGAAGGACACGGGCAAGCAGGGCGGCCAGGACGATCTCTTCGGCGATCTCGTAAACCACGCCACCAGCTCACCCGCAAGAGGGTCGCAGCATTAACACCTGAGGTCCTGCACGAGTGGGACGAGGCATACGGCCTGCCGGTCCTGCGCGGCGAGATCCTAGTGGGCAAGCTGGTCTACCTGGCCGTGATGCGGCACTACGTCGACCTGCAGAAGGCGGGGGCGCGGGGGCTGCAGTTTGTGCCGGCGTACAGCTGGCACATCATCGAGTACATCGAAAAGTTCTTTGTCCATATCAAGGGGCCGCTGGCCGGCAAGCCGATCCTGCTCGACCCCTGGCAGAAGTTCTGGACCGCCGTGCTGTACGGCTGGCGCCGGACCATCGATGGCGGCCGCCGCTTCAACCGCGGCTACGAAGAGGTGGCGCGCAAGAACGGAAAGTCCACTTGGAAGGGGCCGCAAGGCTCCTACCTGTTTTCGATGGACGGCGAGATCGGCGCCGAGGTGTACGCGGTGGCCACCACCCGTGCCCAGGCGATGACTGTCTTTAAGCCGGCGTTCGACAACATCAAGCGCTGGGTGCGGCGCTCGCCCGGCATCGCCCGCTCGTTCAAGGTCCACAGCGGCTTGAACCAGGAGCGCATCGAACTCGACACCTCGGTGTTCGCGCCGCTGCCGGCGAACGCTGAGAACCTGGACGGCCTGAACCCGTCGGCGATCCTGTTCGACGAGCTGCACGCGCAGCGGCACCGCGATGTCTGGGACGTGATGGAGACCGCACTCGGCGCGCGCAAGCAGCCGCTGCTGTCGGCGATCACGACGGCCGGCTTCATTCTCGACGGCATCTGTACCGAGGTGCGGTCCTACCTGATCTCGGTGCTGGAAGGGAAGCGCGTCGACGACGACTTCTTCGGCTACATCTATACGCTCGACGAAGGCGACGATCCGTTCCTCGAGGAGAACTGGTACAAGGCCAACCCGGGCCTGGGCAAGTCGAAGACGCTGGCCTATATGCGCGGCATGGCACGCAAGGCCGCGGCGTTGCCCGGCGCGCGGGCCAACTTCCTGACGAAGGATTTGAACGTCTGGTGCAACAGCGCCGAGGGCTGGTTCGATGTCAGTGTGTGGGACAAGGGCGGCAAGAAATTCAACCCGGAGAAGCTGAAGGGCCGGCGCTGTTTCGGCGGCCTCGACCTTGCGTCGACGCGCGACTTGACGGCCTACGCGCTGTTCTTCCCGCCCGAGCAGGACGGCGAGGACTGGCATGTGCTGGTCTGGTTCTGGTGCCCGCAAGAGAAGATCGACACGCAGGAACACGACGACGCGGCGCCCTACAAGGCGTGGCAGGCGGCGGGCTGGATCACCGGCACACCGGGCAACGTGACCGATTACGGCCCGGTGCGCGAGCGGATCCTGCAGTCCATGAGGGACTACGACGTAGCCGAGATCGGCTTCGACAAGTGGAACGCGCTGCAGCTGGCGAATGAACTGCTGGAAAAAGACGTGCCGCTGGTCGAGATCCCGCAGAACACCGGAGGCATGCACCCGGGCAGCAAGATGCTCGAGGAGCTGGTGTACGGCTTCCGCCTGCAGCACGGTGGCAACCCGGTGCTGCGCTGGTGCGCTGTGAACACCGCGCTGCTGTTCGACTCGAACGGCAACTTCCGTCCCGATAAAAAGAAGTCGAACGACACCGGCAGGATCGACGGCATCGTCGCATCCGTGATGGCGCTCAGCCGGGTAGCTGCCCACGAAGACCAAGGAAATATTGATGACGCCATTTTCAAACCGATTCGCTCATGAGCATGTTTAATTCCTTCCGCACCTGGTGGGGCCGCAGCGGGTCCGTCGCTGAGACGACAGGCGAGCAGCGTTCGTTACCTGGCGCGCCGCTGGTTCCCGAGACCGTCAACATCGGCGTCGACGGTGCGCTCCAGATCAGCACGGTTTGGGCGTGCATCGACCGCCGCGCGACGACGGTGGCCAGCCTGCCGTTCTTCGTCTACGAGCAGGTCAAGGGCGAGAAGGTTCTGGCCCGCACGGCCAGGCTGTACGCGATCCTGCACGACTCGCCGAATTCGCGCATGACGCCGTTCGAATTCTGGCGCGCCATGATGATGTTCCACGACTTGCGTGGCAATGCGTATGCCCGTATCGATCGCGATGCGACCGGTGAAGCTCTGGCCCTGTGGCCCATGCCCGCTGACCAGGTGGATGCGCATGTGCTGGCCGATGGGTCGATGGTCTACCTGTACCGCATTGGTAGCGACGTCGCCGTGCTGGCGGCCGAGAACGTCCTGCACCTGAAGAACCTCGGCAACGGCACGACCGGCCTGGCCAAGCTCGAATTCATGCGGGCTACCACCGACGAGATGGCGAAGGCCCAGACCGAAGCGAGCAAGGTCTTTGGCGCCGGCGGCAAACCCACCGGCATCCTGATGGTCGACAAGGTGCTCAACGCGGCGCAGCGGACAGCGGTTGAACGGAACTTCGCCGGCCTGACGGAAGGAAGCACGTCGCGCTTACAGGTCCTCGAGGCCAACATGAAGTTCGAGCAGCTGTCGATGACGCCGCAGCAGCAGCAGCTCCTCGAGACGCGGCATTTCGGTGTCGAGGAAATCTGTCGGTGGTTTGATGTCCCACCCGTACTCGTTCACCACGCTAACGTCACTGCCTGGGGTTCTGGCATCGAGCAGATCGTGAAGGGCTTCTACACCCTGTCGATCCTGCCAATGATCATCAACATCGCGCAAGCCACTCGAAAGCGCGTGATGACGCCGCGGCAGCGCGCGACGATGACTGCCGAACACAGCTTCGATGCCTTGATGCGCGCCGACCCGAAAGACCGCGCCGAGATGTATGCAAAGGGCGCGCAGAACGGGTGGATTACACGGGCCGAGATCCGGCAGCTGGAAGGGTGGCCATACATGGCGGGAACCGACCAGCTCACCGCGCAAAGCAACCTGGTGCCGCTGGACATGCTCGGCAAGGTCAAGCCGGCTGCCTCGGGCGGCGACGGCACGAACATCGCTCAATAACGAAGGAACGCAATGCCATACAAATCACTGCCCTTTGCCGATGCCCAGTTCAAGCTGGAAGGCGACGACGCCACCTTCACAGGCTACGCGTCGACCTTCGGGAATGTGGACGCCGGCGGCGACACGATCCTGAAGGGCGCCTACAAGGAAACCCTCAAGCTGAACGGCTTGCCAAAGATGTTCTTCAACCACGATGCCTACGCTGTCCCGATCGGGAAGTGGGTCAAGGCGGTCGAAGACGATTACGGACTGCTGCTGACCGGCGAGTTCACGCCTGGTAACGTGCAGGCTGAGCAAGTGCGAGCTGCACTCAAGCACGGCACGGTCGACTCTCTCAGCATCGGATACTCACTCAAGCCTGGCGACTTCCAGGAGACGCCGACCGGGCGCACGATCAAACGCGTGGCTCGCTTGCCTGAAACCTCGATCGTGACCTTCCCGATGGATGGGCGGGCGAAGGTCGACCTGTCGAGCGTGAAGTTTGCCGACGAGGTCGCCGGCATCGAGACCATCCGAGATTTTGAATATTTCCTGCGGGATGCGGGGAATTTCAGTAAAGGGGCGGCACAAGCGCTGACCGCCCGCGCTAAGACGTTGTTCAGCCTGCGGGATGCAGACCAGATCGACGAAGCGAAGAGCCTGCAGAACGCGATCCTCGATCGACTGCAACGGCTCGCCAGCTAACCCCGCGTCACATTACCCCTCCGGCCGCTCAGCGGTCTTTTTTTCGTTCAAAGGAAAAGCAATGCAACGTACTTCCCTGTTTCGCATGTCGCCTCGTGCGGCAGTATTCCTGGCCCTCGCACTGTGCGCTGGCGTAGCCCAGGCTGTCGGCTTCGATGTTCACGCCTTCCTGGTGCACAACGCTCCGCAAGCTGCCGGTAGCCTGATGGCCCTCGGCTTCATCGGCGAGATCGACGGCTCGTCGATCATGAAGGCCCTCGACGGCGTCGAGAAGAAATTGACCGACATGTCCACTAAAGCGGACGCCGAAATGAAGGATCTCGGCAAAGTCACCAACGAAACCAAGACGGCGATCGAGAACCTGGGCGTCGAGCAGCGTACGTTGGCCGAGCGTCTGCTGGCGGTCGAGCAGAAGAGCACTGCCACGGGTGATGATGTGCCGGCGGTGAAGTCGTTCGGTGAACAATTCGTCGAAGCGACTTCCTATAAAGGGATTCAGGGCGTGGGCGCGCAACAGTTCGGGCGCGTGTCGCACGAGGTGAAAAATACCGTGACCAACGCTATCGGCAATACGTTCAGCGAGCGCCGTCCCGGCCTTGTCGAAGGCGCCTTCCGCGTGTTCACGATCGAAGATCTGTTGACGGCGATCCCGACCAGCTCGAACTCGATCGACTACGTGCGCGAAAACGTGTTCACCAACGGCGCCGCCGAAGTCGCTGAAGGCAGCGGCCTGGCGCAGTCGAGCATCACGTTCACGCCTGAATCGGCGACGGTGCAGAACGTCGGCCACTTCATCAAGATCTCCCGGCAGCTCGCGATGGACAACGCAGCGCTGGCCGCGTTCATCAATCGCCGCATGGTCTACGGTGTAAACCTGCGTGTCGAAGGCCAGCTGGTGGCCGGCAATGGCACGAATCCAAACCTGGCAGGCCTCACCAAGGCTGGCAACTTCACGGCCCATGGCTATACCGCTGCATCCTTGACGGGCATGCAGCTGTCCGCCACCAACCGCTTCGACCTGATCGGCAAGATGATCGGCGACTGTGCGCTGGCCGACTACCCGGCTGACGTCGTGATCCTGAACACCGCTGACTGGTGGACTATGCGCCTGGCAAAAGACGCCCAGGGACGCTACCTGCTGGGCGATCCGGGCTCGGCAGTGGTCCCAGCGCTGTTCGGCCGCCCGGTCGTGGCAAGCAACGCGATGGTTGCTGGCAAGGTGTGGGTTGGGAGCTTGGCGCAAGCGGCGACGCTGCACAACCGCGAAGGCGTTCTGGTCGACCTGTCGGACTCCGACGAAAACAACTTCCAGCTCGGCCTGGTCACGATCCGCGCGATGCGTCGCCTGTGCCTGACCGTCGAGAAGCCGGCTGCTGCCCGCTACGGCGACCTGGTTCCTGCCTGATCAACGAGGGGCCGCCACTGCAGCGGCCCCGCACCTGGAGAAAAACATGGATCAAGTCGAAGTAAAGATTACCGGTCAGGCCATCACAGCACGCTATGGCACGTTGAGCACTGGCGACACGCTCGTTACCGACGCGGCGTTTGCAAAACACCTGGTCGAAGACTGCGGCGCGGCCGAGTACGTGACGAAGGCGCCTGCTACTGCGCCGCCGAAGCAAAAGGCCACTGCGGTGGCTAAGCAAACGTCAGCGAAGATCAAGGCAGCGGTGCCGGGCAACGATGGGGGCACGACGCCACCTGTTGGCAGTGCTCCTACGGAGAACACTGGCGTGGCGCCACTTGTGGCGCCTGAGGCGACCGGTGATGTGCAGACGTCTGCACAGTCAACCGACGGTCAGTAAGAAATGACTGGGTTCGGGCAATCCAGGTACTTCCAGAGGTTGACATGATCCACCTGGCGATGACTCCCGAGGTCTCAAGCATTCGTGCCTACGACCAGCCGGGCGGCTATGAAAACCGCCGTCCCTACCTGGCCATCGTAACGGTGACGCATCTCACCGACCGCATCGTGTACCTGCACGGCGCGGTCGGCACGGTCAGTCGCGAGACCTGGGCAAAGACGCTCGACCTGCTGCGCGAACGCGGCGTCACCACAGTGATGCTCGAGCGGCACGGGCGCATGAAAACAATCGAGCTGGAAGAGCCTGTCGGTGGCCCGGCCTAATAATCATTCTGGTTGTGCGCGTGTGCGCGCGGCTGGACAGTCGAAATAACGAGGAATCCATGTTCACCGATTACGCACAGAACAAAATCACCGATGCCCTTCGCCGCGGCCAGGCGCTCGGCGCGCCCGCGACGCTGTATTACGGCCTGATCACCGCATCCAAAGGCCTGCGCGCTAACTCGACCGTCTATGCGCTGAACGACACGCTCGTTGCCCTGGTCGGCGCCAAGTACACGATGTACAAATGCACCACGGCGGGCACGAGCGCCGTCGCGCAGCCGGGCGCCTACTTGGGCGTGGTCGGCGAGGTGGTCGCCGACGGGACCGCTTCCTTTACCGAGCAGACCACCGCGATCGAAGCGGGCACCTTCACCGAAGTGACGGGCGGATCGTATGCGCGCGCCAGCGTCGCGGCCACCCTGGCGAACTTCGCCGGCACGCAAGGCGCAGGCACGACCGTCGCGTCGACCGGTACCGGCGGCCTGAGCTCGAACAACGGCGCGATCGCCTGGCCCACGCCGACCGCTCAATGGCACCCGAACGGCGGCGCCATCGTCGGCATCGTCGAGTTCGACGCGGCCACCGGCGGCAACGCCTGGACCTACATGCTTGTGCAGCCGAAGAGCGTGAACAACGGCGACCCCGCCCCGACGGCGCCCGCTGGCTCGTTGACCTGGAAGATCGGTAATTGATCATGACGCCCGCTCAGCAAACGGCCCTGGCGGCCTTGGTGGGGCGCGCGCTGACGGCGGGCGAAATGTCCGCGATCGAGCCGCACCTCTCTATTCGAAACGACGTCGCGATCGCCGAAATTCTGTCGATCGGGCGCACGCGGCACAGCGCAACGCAAATCGGTACCGGCACCATCATGGTCGTTTTCGGCGAACGCGGCGGCGCGTTCCTCGACGCGGTGGAAGCGCTCGGACAGACGAACCGCAATGTGTACTGGGGCTTTGACCCGGTGCGGCGCGGCGTGCTCGACCTTGCCATCCCCGCCGGTCGCGCCCAGGTGACCGCTCTGAAGACTGAGATGCCCGATTACGCGGTCGACCTGGACCGGCTGTTGCAGGTCGGCGCGGTGGCCGATCCAATCCATTTCGATGCCGTATCGCGCGCGTTGAACACTGCCGAAGGGAGGATGATGCTATGAGCAACGAGTGCATCACCGTGTGGGGCTCCACCATAAAAAGCCTCGAGTCGAATGGTGCGGCCATCCCGAACAACACCCTGGCCCAGGCCGATGACGCAACGTATGCTATCGAGGCGGACGGTGGCGGTTTCCCCGACGCCGATTTCGCGCTGGTCGGTTCGTTCGGGGTGGCGCCGACGGAGAACGCCGTGCTGGCCCTGTACGCGCGCCCACTCGACATCGACGGCACCAAGGATACTGATGTGCCCGAGGCCGCGCGGCCGACGCGCTACATTGGCGTTTTTACGGTCAACAACACGACGACCGAGCAGGTGTGGTTGCTCGAAGCGTATGGCCTGCCGCGCAAGGCGGATTATTACGTTCATAACAACGGTACCGGGCAACAGCTCGCTGCCGGCTGGACGTTGAAGGTCACCCCCCGTACCAGCAAATTGGCACCGTAAATCATGGGGGCCATGTCGCAGGGGTTGCTTGCGAGCCTGATTTCGCAGGGGTTCGGGCTTCAGATCGATTGGGAGAACCCTCTCGCGGAAGGTCTGGTGTTTGCCGCCTTCCCGGGCGGCCCCGAGTTGATCAGCGGCGTGATGCCGGTGAAGTTCGGCGCCGGGGCAAACGTCGCCGTCAACGAAAAAGGGCCGGCGTTCGCAACATCAAACGCTGCAACGGACGGCTGGTACTGGCCGATCGCACCGTCGCACCCGCTGTACTCGATCACAACGGCCGACACGCTGATTGTGCAGATGCGGCGCACCAGTTCGCAGTCCTTCGGAAACGTTTTTGGCGTCCCGTACCGTTCGGGGGCGTGGGCGGCGCCCTACTATGCCTGGGGCATGGCGGTCCAGTCCGACACCACGCAGGGCTCGTACAGTTTTGCGACCGGTTCTGCCAGCCGAGCGTCGTCCACATCGTCAAGCGGACTTTTCACTAACAATGTCGGCTCGCGCGCGCAGGGCTATACGCGCGGCGGAACGGCCGTGCGCTTCTACCTTGGCGCGAGCCAATACGGACCTGATGCGACGATCGCGGCCGGTTCCCCCGACTGGTCTAACAAGCAATACCCATTCCTTTTTAATCGCAGCCTGCTGGCCGGCGAGGGCGCCGTTGCACAGGGTGGCCCGATCCTGGTGTGGAACCGCGAGCTTTCGCCGCTCGAGTACCGCATAGCGACGGAAAACCCGACTATTTTAATAAGGTCGCCGCGCACCAGTGCGCTGATGATGGCGCGCAGCGCAGCCGCGCCGATCGCCGATACCGCGATGACAGGCACGGTGCTGTCGCAGGCCGCGGCCGCCGGCACGTTGTCGACCGCTGTGCGCCTGGCGAGTAGTAGCGCGGTACAGGTGTCGTCCTCTGGCGCGCTGTCGACCGCTGTCAGCTTCATTGGCGCAACCTCGGTCCAGGTGGGTGGCGCCGGAAACCTGGCTACATCGGTTCGTATGGCGGGCACCGGCGCGGCACAGGCGGCCGCCTCCGGCAGTCTTGCCGGGGCCGGCGCCGCGCTGACGGGAAACGCACTTGTCACAGCGACTGCCGTCGGCAACATATCGACGTCGATTGTGCTGGCCGGAGCAAGTGCCGCGCGCGCTGGGGCCTCCGGTTCGCTCGATGCGCCTGGTGCGCTGTTCGCTGGCGATAGCGCCGTCCGTATGTCCGCCGCTGGCGCGCTGTCAACTGCGGTCGTGCTGTCCGGTGCTGGCGTCGCGCGGGCTTCCGCCGTCGGCGTGCTCGCCGGTGCTGCCGCTATGCTGGCCGGTGCCGCGGGTACCATCGCTTCAGCGACGGGCACGCTGATGACCACAATCAACCTGTCTGGCCTGGTAGCCGGGCGCGCTGTCAACGCCGGGGCGATCATGACTTGGGTGCGGCTGGCCGGCACCGCGGCCGCACGGATGTCGGCCAGCGGCAATTTCGGCGCCGGCGTCATTTACGCTCGAGCACCGTCCGGATCCGGCTACACCCCGCAACGGAACGAATACCAGGTGCGCCCGGCTCAGGTCGGTGATACCCGGCCACCCGTAACCGAGAAAAACTATCGATGAGCAAAGAAAAAACATCGGCGCCGACGGCGCTGGCCTTGACGATGGCTGAGGCGAAGCAGGCCTTGCGCATTGAAGAGGACGACACCTCGCTCGACGTCATGATCGGAATCTGGGTCGCTGGTATCACAGCAGAGGCAGAGGCCCAGACCCATCGCGCGTTTGTCAACCGCGGCATGCGCGTGACACTGGACGCGTTCCCCGACGCTATCAAGCTGAGCGCGCCGACGTTCAGCGTCGAGGCGGTCCGCTACCTGGATCCCGACGGCGTCTCGCGCACGCTCAACCCCGCCGACTACTATGTCGACCGGGTGACGATACCGGGCTACGTCGTTCCGGCGCGCGGCACGTCCTGGCCGGCGACGGAGGCGCACGTAAACGCGGTATCGGTCGATTACACGGCCGGCTACGGCCCGACGGCTGCCACGGTGCCGGACGAGGTCAGGCTATACGTCCTGGCGCGCCTGTCCGAGCTGTTCGACCCGGCCGCGCGCGAGTTCAAGGAAACCCAGGCGTCGGTGTTCGTGAGCCGGCTGCTCGACGGCCTGTGGGTACCCGCCCTATGACGATCGCGCACCGACTCAATAAACGAATCACGCTGCAGCATCTGGTCAAGGGGAAGACGCCGACTGGCGCGCCGACCGAGGCCTGGGAAAACGTGATCAAAACCGGCGACGGCACGATCTGGGCCGGAATGCGCGATCTGACCGGTCGCCAGTTCGTGGCCGCCGGCGGCACGCAGAACGAAGTGCAAACCGAGATCGAGATCCGGCATCGGCCAGGTATCGTCGCGGCGATGCGCGCGCTGCACGGCGCTGACGTCTACGACATCAAGGCGGTGCTGGACCAGAAGGGCCAGGCGCTGCTGCTCATGTCCGCGAAAGGAGCCAACCGTGGCTGATTCGAACAACCTGACAGGCTTCAAGGAACTCGCGAAGGCGCTGAAGGAGCTCGGGCCGCGCGTCGGCCGCAAGCACCTGCGCGGGTCAACCTCCAAGGGCGCCGCCGTCATCCGGAAGAAAGCGCGCGAACTTGCACCGGTCGACACCGGTGAGATGCGCAAGGACATCCAGATCAAGCGCGAGAAAACCTCGGGCGACAACGTGGCCAGCTATTCGGTCTACACGCGCAGCGGTAAGCGGTCGCGCCTGGCCGGCAAGGCGCGCAACGTCGACAAGGACAGTTTCTACTGGAAATTCCTCGAATTCGGCACGGCGAAGATGGCGGCGCGGCCCTTCATGCGACCGGCGTTCGAGGCCGAGAAGGAAAGCGCCGTCGACGCGATCGGCGCCGAGCTCGACAAACGCATCCAGAAAGAAGCAGCTGACCTGGCGAGGGGCCAATGATCCTGACCGACTTCTTCGCCCTGGTCGACCCGGTCATGGCCGGCCAGGCATACCGGAACGTGGTGCCAGATTCGGCGATCGCTCCGTACGCGAAGTTCTTCCGCGTCGCCGCCATCGAGGGCGTAACGCTGGACGAGAACGGCGGCGACGATAACGAGACCGCGACCCGGATCCAGATCGACATCTACGGTAGCGACGTCGACGTCGACGCCAGGGCGAAAGCCATCAAGAACGCGCTGAAGACCTGGCACGTTTCGAACGTCATCAACCTGGAGTTCGACGCCTATGAGGCCGAAGTAAAGCTGCACCGCACCACGCTGGACATCGCCACGATCCACGAATAACCGCATCACTTCCCAGCCTGTAGCCGCCCTGTGCGGCTTTTTTTACGTCCAAAGGAATCTCACATGTCCGGAATTTCCGCACAAAAAAGCAAGCTCGAAATCGCCACCGGCACCGGCGGCGCGAAAAACATCACGGCCATGGCGCCTGGTAACCCTACCATCTTCACCTGCGCAGGCCACGGCTTCACGAATGGCACGGTCGCCGCATTCGCTGCGATCGTGGGTACGGTAGCCGCATCGATTAACGGCACGAGCCGTGTCATCTCGAACGTCACCGCCAACACATTCGCAGTCGATGACCTCGACTCGACCGGCCTGGCCTATACCTCGGGCGGTACCGCGACGCCGCAGACCTACACCAAGATCAACGGCGTGCTGTCGTTCGACGGCTTCGACGGCTCGGCCGACGAGCTGGACACGACCGATCTCGATTCGGACGCGAAAGAATTCGTATCCGGTATCCGCGACGAGGGCAAGTTCGGCTTCGAGATCAAGCGCTTGAAAGCCGACGCCGGCCAGACCGCCATGCGCGCGGTGCTGGCCAGCGGCGCGATCACCGGCTTCCGCCTGACCCTGCCGGATACGAGTGTCGCAACGTGGCAAGCCCTGGTGAAGACCATGCCGGCGAGCGGTGGCGTCAACGCTGTCCTCAAGGGCAAGGTCGACACCAAGATTTCTGGCCCCGTCACCTGGAGCTAATTATGAAACTTCTGAACAAAGCAGCATTCCTCGCAGCCAACGACCTGGCACATGAAGACGTACCGGTGCCGCAGCTGGGCGGCTCGATGCGCATCCGCGTCATGACCGGCGCCGCGCGTGATGAGTTCCAGGAATACATGCGCTCGTTCGGTGAAGGCCCGCGCCCGACGACTGCGATCCATGCCGCCCTGTTGGTGCAAACCTGCATCGAGGAATCTGGCGAACCGATGTTCACGATGGACGACATCGAGCTCGTCCGCGGCAAGAGCGTCCCGGCGATCGAGGTCATGGCTGCCGCCGCCATGCGCATCAACGGCCTTGGCGTGCACGCTGTGGACGAGGCCGCAAAAAACTCCGAGAGCGACCAGAGCGACGATTCTGGTTCCGACTCGCACTCGCCCTCGGCAAATCCGTAAGGCAAGCCCAGGCCGAGATCGATGCGGCCGAGTTCACCGAATGGATGGCGCTGTACCAGCTGGAGCCATTTGGGGGCGAAGTTGCCGACCGTCGACACGGCTCCATGATGGCCCTGCAGGCGAACACGCAGCGCGGCAAGGACACCGACCCGTATAAGGCCGAGGACTTCATGTACGGCAGCACTGTGCAGGAAGATCCGGAGCCGGAATACATCGATGACCCGGTGGCGCAGTCGAACCTGATCCGCGCCAAATTGTTCGGGCTACCACCGAAGTAACGCAGCAAACGACCCGCCCCGGTGGCGGGTTTTTCATTGGGATAGCGCATGGCAAACCTCGGGCAACTGGTCGTCAACCTCGAAGCAAATATCGCCCGCTTCACGTCGGATATGGGGCGCGCATCCCAGGCCACCGAGCAGGCGATGAACAAGATCGACGGCGCTGTCGAGTTTGGCAAGAAGGCCCTCGGCGCACTTGGCGTCGCCCTGTCCGTCGACCTGATCGTCAGCGAGATCAACCGCTCGCTGGACTCCCTGGCCGCGCTGGACGACATGGCGCAAAAGACAGGTTCGTCCGTCGAGACCCTGTCGAAGCTGAGCAAGGTCGCAGCCTTTACCGGTACCGACCTGGGCGCCGTCGACGGCATGCTGGTGAAGCTGTCGAAGAATCTCGCGGCGACCGACGAGGAGGGAAACAAGACGGCCAAGGCGCTGGCCGCCATCGGCATCTCGACGGACGATCTTAAGGGCAAGGACCCGGCGCAGGTCTTCGTCCAGGTGGCGAACAAGCTGCAGGATTACGAGGATGGCGCGAACAAGGTTGCCCTGGTCACCGACCTGATGGGCAAGTCGGCTGCGGACATGCTCCCCTACATGAACGACGTCGCGGAAAGTCTCGACAAGTTTCAGGGTGACAGCGCGGAAGCAGCGTCCCAGGCCGCGGCATTCCAGGACCAACTTGGCCTGCTCAAGGTCAAGTACGACGAGACGACCACTTCGATTGTCACCGCGGCACTGCCGGCGGCGAACGACTTCCTCGGCGCCTTGCGCGACCTGACCCGGGAAGCCAATACCCTGACCACCGGTACCAACGTGGACTCATGGGCAGACGACATCGCCGTTGGACTGGCGCGCGTGGTCGATGTCGCCATGCTGATCCCTCGCATGTTCGGCGCGGTTTCGGGAAGCTTCAAAGCAGTCGCGGCCGACATCGAATTTATGGGAGTCGTTGCAGAAAACGCGAACCCGATCAGGGCGGCGCTCAAATTGGCCCAAGGGGGCGATCCGAGCGCCGAGATCCACGCGGCGCTCGAGAAACGCAATGCTGTGGTCGAAGAATCGAACCGGAAGCTGGGCGAGCTGTGGACTACGCCTGCGAACCGGATGGAGCAAGCTGTCCTCGGGCGTATATCTGGTCGCTTCGACAAGAGCATGGCTGACGGTGCTGACGCGTTGGCGGGCATGGCGCCGGCGTCGGCAACGCCACGAACTGCGCTCACGTACACAGGCGGCGACCCGAGGGATCCGAAAAAGCCGAAAAAGGAAAGAGAAGGCTGGACGGCTGACGGCGCTGCGGATCGCATGGTTCGGTCCGCCCTGAATGAAACGCTGGCGATCCAGGGCACGATCGACGCGACTGAGGCGCTGCAGAAAGCTGATCAACAGCGCGCCGATGCCCATGTCCGCGCGATGGGCCAGAACACCGCTATAGTCGAGCGCATCCGGCAAGACTTGATGACCGACGTCGAGCACGAGCAACTCGTTTTCGAGTCGAAGCTTGAGCAACTGCGCATCTACGGCGAAAACAAGCTCGGTAGCGAAATGGAGGTGAATGTTTTGGTGGAGCAGGAAACCGCACGGCACAAGGCTTCGCTGGCGGCGATGGATCAAGAAGCGGCTGATCGCAAGATGCAGATGGAAATGCAGGTCCTGGCGCAAGCCGGCGGCGTTGCCGATCAAATGTACGCGATGTTGCAACAGGCCGGGCTGGAACAGACCGCCCTGGGCAAGGCCGCGTTCTTGACCAGCAAAGGCTTGGCGGTGGCCCAGATTATCATGAGCACAAATGCAGCTGCGGCCGCTGCCATGGCCCCGATTGCGATGGGCGGCCTTGGCCCGGTTGCCGGTATGGCGCTGGCGGGCACCATCAAAGCGCTTGGCTACTCGAGTGCGGCGATGACGGCAGGCCTGGCGATCGCCGAAGCCTCGGCAGAAGGCGGCTACGACATCCCGGGCGGCGTCAACCCGGTCACCCAGTTGCACGAGAAGGAGATGGTGTTGCCAAAGGCGCAGGCGGAAGTGATTCGCGGCCTGGCCCGAAACGGCGGTGGTGCCGGCGGCGGGATCACCATCAACAGTAACCCGGTCATCAACATCGACAGTGCCACCGATCAGCAGAAGATCACCAGGATGGTCGCTGACGGGGTAGCGCGCGGCAATGCCGAGCTAGTCGACAAGCTCTCTCGAGCAGGAAAGATCTAATGGCAGTTATCAACCTACCAACCGGGTTCTCCGTCGCGAAACAAACGTGGGAGCAAAACCGCCTGGACATGTCGTTCACCTCGATCTTCGGCGCGCAGTCGGTCGAGGTGGGCTCGCCGCTGTGGTCGACCACGATCACCAGCAGCCTGAAGCGCCCCGAGCAATGGCAGGCCGTGATGATGCAGCTGCGCGGGCGGACGAACCAGCTCTCGCTGTGGAACTTTGGCCGCCCGGTGCCGAAAGGAACCATGCGCGGCACGATGACCGCGAGCGCTGCCGTGGTTGGCGCCACCTTGATGACGATCACGGCGACAGGGCAGGCAAGCAAGACATTGCTTACTGGCGATTACCTGGGCGTCGGCGCCGGCGTGACGCAACAGGTTGTCATGCTGACCGCCGACGCTACGTCGAACGCGTCCGGCGTCGTCACCGTCAGCTTCGAGCCAGCGCTGCGCAACGCACTGTCCGCCGGCGCCGTCGTCACCTGGGACCGGCCCAAGGCGTTGTTCCGGCGCACTGAGTCAAAGGCGGGATGGGATTACGAGCCCGGCACCGTCAAGGCAATGAGCATGACGCTATTGGAAGACTGGCGCGCGTAGAGCGCAACTTCTCAACCAACGCACCTCCCGGTGCTTTTTTTTCGTCTACGGAATCCTATGACAACTGCAGCGCAAAACGCGGAGCTGGCCAAGCCGGTTGCCCGCGTCGTCTATTTTGTTGAATTTCAGTTCGCCACCAGCACGGCCAGGCTGTGCAATTCGAACATGGATCTCGGCTGGGGCGGCTACATGTGGTCCGGCGTCGGCACGCTCGGCGAGATCAGCCAGATCGAGGAATCGGACGGGCTTGAGTCGCGCCCGCTGAACTTCACTATCAACTCGGCCCAGCAGTCCTGGCTCTCGCTGGCCTTGGGGCCGGACAAAGAATACCGGGGGCGCCCGGCCAAGGTGTACATGTGCCCGCTCGATGAAAACTTCATGATGGTCGGCAATCCTGAGCAGTGCTGGTCCGGCCTCATGGACATGCTTAGCGTGGATTTTGCGTCCGCGAAGATCACCCTCAAGTGCGAGACGAGCGCGTATGGCCTCAAGCGGCGGCCGGCCCTCCGTCTCAACGCCGCGCAGCACAAGGTCAAGAACCCAACCGATACCGGGCTGGACTACCTGAACGACCTGATCAGCAACCCAGCCGTGTGGCTCTCGGCGAATTTCCAGAGGACGGCATGACGCTCGCCGACTACATCACCGATCACCTCGGCAAGCCGTTCGAATGGGGCGTCAATGATTGCGTCGGGTTCGCCGTTGGCTGGCTTGAGCAAGCTACCGGCCGCGACTACCTGACTCAGCACCGGCCATGGTCGACCGCCCTGCAGGCCGCACGCAAGGTCGCCGACCTGGGCGGGCTCGATGCCCTGTTTGATGCCGAGCTCACGCAGATCAACCCGAACTTCGCCGCCGATGGCGACCTGGCGATTATCCGCGGCACCGCCTACCTGTTCAGCGGGCCGCACGTGGTCTCCGTCGGCGAGGACGGCCTTGTGTTCCTCGACCGGCTCGAAGCGCAGTACGCGTGGAGTCACCAACCAGAAAATAAAGGAATGCTCGCATGCCTCCAGTAATCCTCGCCCTCGCCACATGGGCCGGAATTTCCATTGGCGCCGCGTACCTGGTGGTGGCCACGGTCGTCTTGAGCGCCGGCATGGCCGTGTACGGGACAGCGCAGGCACGCAAGGCCCAGCGCGATGCAAGGAACGACGCGCTCAATGCGATGAAGGACCGCATGACGACGCGCGTTGCAACCGAAGCGCCGCACCGGTACATCTACGGCCGCGCGAAAGTTGGCGCCGATATCGTGGCCATGTTCACCAGTGGCGACCGGGACCAGTACAAGCACCTAGTGTGCGTGCACGCCGCCCACGAATGCGACGCCATCGAAGAGGTGTGGGTGAATAACGCCCTGGTCGCCGGCCTGGATGCGTCGGGCGACCCGACCGCGGGCCGCTTTGCCATCGTCCCGAACAGCGAGATCTACGAGGAGCAGAAGACCGGTCCGACGTTCAACCTCGCATACATGCCGCGCGTCGGCTCGGTGTGGGCATTCACCGGCACCGGCGCGAATATGCAGCCGGTTGCGGTCACCGCCGTCAACGGCCGCACGGTCACAGTGGCGACGACTGCGCCCGTCACGGTCTCCTACGAGATGCCGCTGCGCAGCAAGATGGGCGACGCGATCAACCATGGCACCGTGCCTGCTGCGACCAACCCGGTCGTGCGCGTGCAGCGGCACCTGGGCGGCGCCAGCGATGTGGCCGACGTCTACCTGCGCGCCGTCGTGGGCGACCAGTGGCCAGTAACCGCCGTCCTGCGCGGCCTGTGCTACACCGTCATCACGCTCGACCTCACCCACCCCGAGTTCCAGAGCGGTATCCCGCCGATCCACGCGGTCATTCGCGGGAAGAAGCTGTACGACCCGCGCGACGGCGTTACGCGCTGGTCGCAGAATCCGGCGCTCGCGATTCTGGATTACCTGACCTCGCCCGTGTGCGGCGTGCCGATGTCAGATTTGCCGACCGCGCAATTCATCACCGCGGCGAACGTGTGCGACGAAGTGTCGCCTACAGGCGGCGCGCGCTATACCGTCAACGGTACCGTCACCTCCGACCAGGGGCAGGCGAGCGTGCTCGAGTCGATGGCGCAAGCCATGGCCGGCGGCCTGGTGGCCACCACCTGGGACGTCTATGCCGGCAAGTACATTGCGCCGGTCGCGGCGCTGGTGCAGTCCGATATCGTGGGTGGCCTGTCGGTCACCCCGGGCGTATCGGATGCGAGCGTCTACAACGGCGTCAAGGGCCAGTACATCGGCCCTGAGAACAAGTACGTGCAGACGGACTTCAAGCCGTATCAGAACAGCGCCTACCGTGCGAACGACGGGCGCGACCTGTACACGAACATCGATTTCCCTTTCACCGATTCGCAGCAGCGCGTCACCAACCTGGCGCGCATCTTTACCGAAGACCAGCGAAACGGCTTCACGATCCGCGCCGAATTCAGCTTGAAGGCCTGGCCGCTGAAGGTCGGGCAGCGCATCACGTTCACCAGCGCGGTGCTCGGGCACAACGCGAAAGTTTTTCGCATCACGGACAAAGCCTACTCGCCGACGTCCGCCGTGCAGCTGTCCTTGAAGGAAGACTCGGCCAGCATCTGGGATTATGCGGACGCCACGGTCGTGGACAGCACGCCAAACAGCGATCTGCCCGACCCGTGGAAGATCGATGCGCCGGCCTCGCTGTCGTGCACCTCGGGCGAGGCGGCGCTGCTGCGCCAGGCCGACGGCACCACCGTGCCGCGGATCATGGCATCGTGGCCGGCAATGGCCCAGGCGAATGGCATCCAGGTAGAGGTCGAGTGGCGCGCGGTGCAGTCGACCGCCTGGGAGCGCACGACGGTCTCGGCCGGCGAGACGCGTGCATACCTGTCGCCGATCACGCCCGGGTTCTTCTACGTCGTCCGCGCGCGCATCGTGAATTCGTCGCTGGGCGTGCGTTCGAACTGGGTCGCCACCGTCTACCAGGTGGAGGTCTTCACTGCCACGCCGACGGTCTACATGTACGCCGCGAACAAACCGGCCACGCCGGCTGGCGCGGCAAGCTACCTGTGGAGCAATGGCACGTTCGGCGCGGCGCCGGCCGGCTGGAGTCTCACGGTGCCAGCGGCGCCTGGCAGTGGCAATGTCACCCTGTGGGCGGCCACCGCTGCGGTTTCAGACGTTAGCGACGTGTCCTCGTCGTTCGACTGGTCGCAGGCCGAAGTCAAGAATATCGGCTATGCGCCGTCGGCCGCCGGCATGGGCCCGGCCGGTTACAGCAATGCGCGCGTGCAAGCCTTCCAGCGAAAGGCGACGGCCCCAACCGGCACGCCGGGGGCTGTCGACTACGACTTTACCAGCGGCACGATCACCACTGCGACCCTGCTCAACGGATGGCAGAAAACGATTCCTGCGTCGGACGGGAACCCGCTCTACGTGACGTCGGCCAGTGCCAGTGCGGCAGGCGGGACCGACACGATCGCCAGTAACGAATGGTCGGGCGCGGTCGTGCTGGCCTATGACGGCGGCGCCGGCACGCCGGGGCTGAACAGCGCCACGGTGCGCCTGTACCAGCGCAGCGCCAGTGCCACTGCTCCGGCTTTGCCCTCGGCCAGCGCGACATACACCTTCGCCAGCGGCGCAATCACCGGCATCAACAACGGGTGGCTGACCTACATTCCGACCTCGGGCGGGCAATACCTGCACACCACGCAGGCTACGGCGATCGCGGCCACGGCCACCGATGCCATTCCAGCAACCGAGTGGGCGGCCGTGCAGCTGATGTACGACGCGGCAGACTTGATTGCAGCAAAGGCTGCGGCTGACATGGCGACCACCAGGATCGCCAGCATCAGCGCAAACGGGGTGCTTGACCGCAGCGAGAAGTCGGCGATCAATGCGGAGTGGAATGCGATCAACAAGAAAGCGACGCTGCTTGAAATCCAAGCGGACGGCATGGGCGTCAGTCACGCAACGTTGAGCGCGAAGTTTTCAGAACTTACCCAATACCTGCAAGCATTGTCGCCTGCATGGAATGACACGACGAAGGACACGAATATCGTCCGTGTCGACTTCGACGCGAAGTTCAACAATTACTACGAAGCCGAGATTGCGCTCATAAATGCCATCGCCACAAAGTCGGCAACGGCACCACTGGCGATCATCGGCGGAGATAACCTAGCGGCGAACAGCAGTTTCGAACGCATGGTTAATGGGGTTGCAGATGGCTTCGCTATTTATGGCGCAGCAGGGACCGGCACAGATACCGCGGGAGAGGTTGTTTCATCAGCAGCCGGATCGGGAAGGGCCGGCGGGATAGGGCAAGTCGTTATCTGGGCCAATTCGCATACCGGACCAAAAGGCATCTTTGGCCGCATCAGTGCGCCAGGATGGCAGTCGGGGAAAAAGTACGTGGTCAGCATTTATGCGATCACGACGAACATTTCCAGCGCATCGGGCTTGCGGCTGAACTGGAACACAGCGCCTGCTTCAGTGGTAGCACTTAGCAACCCAACGTTGTCAACCTCCTGGCAGCGGTACGCTTTTCTGGTGACATGGGGCGGCGTGGTGGAGCCAAACGGCGGTGGATTCATTTCTGTCGAATACGGCTCAGGTGGCGGCAATGTCAAATTCGATGACCTGATGACTGTCGAGGGTGAGTTGCTTCCTGGCTATTCAACGAGTTCGGCGGAAGCGCTAAGTGCAGCCGATGTAGCGAAGGCGGCAGCCGATGCGGCTCAGGCGGACGCAACCGCTTCCAAGGAATCGCTGAGCCGGATCAGCGCGGACAACTGGCTTGCAGCGCAGGAGAAGCCTGTCGTCATATTGGAGTGGAAGCGCATCGCGGACGAACGGTCAGGAATCGATACGCAGGCCGCCAATCTGGGAATCGGGGCCGAGCGGACGGCGTATCAAGCTGCCTACAACAGTCTGAGTAATTACCTGCCGGTGAGCTGGAACGATCTGACTGTCGACACGGCGATCGTGCGGACAACCTTCGACCAGAAGTTTGCCGATTACTACGCCGCGCGGCAGAACCTCCTGAACACAATAACCGCTGTTCTCAAGTCTATCGCTGGGCAGGCGGCCACAACGTCGACGTGGGACGGCGTGACGGGACCGGGCAAGCCGCAAGCCAATGCAACCGTCGGCGCCCCAGCGGGAACGCAAGTCGCTGGCGTGGACGCGGCGACGGTTGTCGCCAATGCAGGAGCGGGCGCAAGCGCAGCGGCGACCATTGCCAACAAGCCACTTGTGAATGCAGGTGCCGATATCTACTCGACTGGCGGTGGAACAATTCGCAACCTCGGTTTTCGCACCGCCACATTCAGCGGTGGTGTGCAGCCCCTCCAGTCGATTGCATGGTCGCTTTCCATCGACAGCGGCACCTTGCGCTTTATCGGAGGGGCAAACACGGCGACGGTCTCCATCCAGGCCAGCGTCTCGGCATCGGGCCAGGATGCCACTGGCACGGTCACGTGCACGAGCGTGGACGCGAACGGCATCGTCGGCACCGATTCATTCTATGTACAGGCCTTTTTCTAATGACAGCTTACGCACAGGTTGACCGCAACGACGACACACTGCTTCAGGTCATCGGGCTGCCCGACGTCGGCGGGATGGGGCCTCCGGCTCCAGCTCCTCAAGATGACAGGTTTGACTATTACCAGGTGGAGCGTGTGGATTTCTGGCGTGACCCACCGAGTCCGACTTCCATTCGGAAGTGGCGCGGCGGTGATCCCGCTTGGGAGGAAACGCTGACGCTCGATCAAAAGAAGTTGGCAGCAATCGCCCGCACGTATGTCGACGTGGACGCCGTCTACGCCGCAGCCGTAGGGAATCGTACCCCTGAGTACACCGAGGCGGAGGCCGCGGCGCGTGTGTACCTGGCGGCAGACCCGAAGCCTACCGTGGTATCGGAGTTCATCACCGACCACGCGCAGGGCAACCCGACGGGCGAGGTGCAGACGAATGAATGGGCAGCCCAGCAGATCGTGGAGAAGGCAGACGTCCTGAAGTGGGCCGTGAGGCAGATGCGCAAGGTGCGTTTCGCCCGCCAGGGTGACATGCGCACGGCGGGCACATCCAAAGAACTCGCCGCAGCTGTGGGCGAGTGGAGGGACTTCATCACCTGGCTGCGCGCGACGCTCGGCCTGTAACCAAACCTGAAAGGAAGTCACATGGGCAAACGCTCAGGAAAAGTCACGCTCCGCTTCACCTCGCGGTGGCCGTACAACCCAATGAGCCTGGCGATCGCGACGTTCACCGGCTCGAAGTTCTTCAGTCACGTCGTCTCGATCATCGGCGACCGGGCTTACGAGGCGTCGATGACGCACGGCTGCCGAGCCTGCTCGGTCGACCAGGTGATGGACGGCGTGGTGCGGTACCGCGACATGCACATCGAAGTGCCCGACATCGACGCTGCGATCGCGTTCGGCGAAGCCCAGGACGGCAAGCCCTACGACTTCGCCGGCGCCATCGGCCTGCCGCTGCTCAAGTCGGACGACTGGTGCGACGACGGCAAGTGGTGGTGCAGCGAAGTGGTGTTTGCCCAGCTCATGTCCGGCGGCGTCAACCTACTCGATCCGGATGAAGTACATCGCGTCACTCCGAACGACCTGTTCCAGTGTTTTTACCCGAAGTCCGAATTGATGCGCGCGTGAGCCGCACAGCAGCAACCAGCAAACCAGGCCGCCTCGAGCGGTTTTTTTACGCCCACTGAAAAGGCTCCAATGAACCAATGGCAACAAGACGCACTGCGCATGGGCGGCCCGCCCCTGGTGCAGCTGCTCGGCGAAGTACGCGACAACCAGCTCGACCTGATGGCGAACTTCGAGGCCTTGAACGCGAAGGTGACCCATCTGGAGGCTACGAACAAGCGTCTTCTGTCGGGCTTCCCGGCCGACGATATCGATGGCCATCGCCGTTACCACGAGTCGGTGATCGAGTGGCGCGAGCTGCGCAACAAGATGGTGCGCGAAGCACTGGTGAACGTGGCCAAGGCAGGGACGCTCGCCGGCCTTGGCTGGCTCGTCCTCGCCGTCTGGCAGGCATTCAAAGTCACGGTGACGAAATGAGCCCGTTCCGCTTACTGCACTTGTCGATCGTGCCTGCACTGGCTGAACTGGCGCGCTGCGGCATCCCGGACAGCACCGATGCGCGCCGCCTGCTGTTGACGATCGCGCTGCAGGAATCTGGTCTGGAGCATCGCCGCCAGGTGGTCGGCACTGGCGGCGCCGAAACCGGCCCGGCCGTCTCGTTCTGGCAGTTCGAACAGGGCGGCGGCTGCAAGGGCGTGTTGACGCACCACGCCACCGCCGAGCGCATGCGCGACGCCTGTGTCGCCTTCAACGTGTTCGCCACACCCGAAGGGCTGTGGGAGGCTATGCGCTACAACGACATCGTTGCGGCGATCGCTGCGCGCCTGCTGGTCTTTTCGCTGCCGTCGGCACTGCCCACGACTGCACAGGCCGGCTGGGCGCAGTACGTCTGCGCTTGGCGGCCCGGCAAGCCGCACCCAGAAAAATGGGCCAGCAACTGGGACCTGGCCACCCTCACTGTAGGAGCAAAATAATGGCACCGCTTATTCCGATTGCAATGCAGCTGGCCCAGTACGCGCCGGCGCTAATCAAACTGCTGGCGGGCGAAAAGGCGGGCGAGGTGGCGGGCAAGGTCGTCGACGTCGCGCGTGCGGTCACCGGCATCGACGAGCCGAAGTTCGCCGTCGAGGCGATCCAGATGGACCCGGCAAAAGCCGCAGAGTTCCAGCTCGCCATCGGCGCGCAGCAGGCCGATTGGGACCGCATGTACCTGGCCGACACGCAAAGCGCCCGCGCGCGCGACGTCGAGCTGGCGAAAGCCGGCATCAAGAACCACCGCGCGAACGTGATGGCCGGCGCCGCGCTGCTGATGGTGATCATCTGCCTTCTGGTCGTTGTCTGGAATTCGGAAATGAACGAATACGGTAAGTTGACGCTGAGCCTGGTGCTGGGCCGCGCGATGGGCTGGGTCGATCAGATCTTCTCGTTCGAGTTCGGCACCACCCGAGCGAACAAGACCAAGGACGACACGATCAACAAGCTGTCAGGGGCGTAGCGGTTATACTGGATGAATGTACAGTATTGTTAAACGCCTCCGTCAGCGCGGTCTGCGAAAGCACGACCGCGACATTCAGTCCGACCAGGGCATGACGGGCGACCTCACGCTGACCCTTGCGGCCGACGGCGCTCAGCTGAAACTCTCGTCAGACGACGGCTCGCGGCAGGAGCCGATTATCCCAGTGTTGCTGGATGCCCGGCTTATCACAATGCATCACGACAAGATGCTTTTCAAAGGGATCGAGCGCGGCGAAGGCGGCGCGGAGTTCGTTCAAGAGTGGTCAGTGCTAGTGCTAGCCGGCAGTAAGACGGGATGA